ACGGAGACCGAGATCGAGCGGCTCAACGACGATGCCGAGATCGGGGTAGTCGTGGCGAAGCGACGAGGCAAATTGCACCCCGGCGATCAGGTCGTGATCATGACTCTGCGTGATCTCGTCGCGCTGCTGACTGGCGAGCGACCAGACGACGAGCTGTACTCGCGCAAGGCTGCTGGCTGATGTCGACGACAGACGAGCTGTACGCGGCCTGTGCAGCTTTCATCGATCCGCGCGGCTCGTCGCTCTGGGACAGCCTCAACGCTGGGCCGAGCTATGAGTCGCGCGACGGCGGGCACGCGAGCGCGAAGAGCAGACCGCCTGCGACGCTGTCTTACGTCACGCTCGTGCTCGACGTCACGACTGCTGTGCGCGAGTCGGCAATCGATCTCGTCGGGCGTCTGTGCGTCGAGCTGCGCGACGATCTGTGCAACGTGTTGGCAGAGATCGACACCCGACAGGACGCTGATCTGATCGACTGGTGGACAGCGATGCTCGTCGACTGGACGCAGCGCGCTTCGCAGATGCTCGGTCAATCACGCACGTTACTGCGAGAGCTGCGCGGCGCTGCGTGCCCGTACTGCGCGGCGACGACGATCAAGACATGCGACGCGGGCGAATGGTTCATCAGACCTGCGATCGTCGTCGACTGGGACTCAGACGATCTCGACGACGTCTATCAGGTGCACTCGCTGCACTGTCGAGCGTGCGATGCGCAATGGCTGCGAGGCGTCGAGCTCGACGAGCTGATAGCGCGCACGATGCGCGCGAATCTGACGCTCGCAGTGCTGACACTCGACGACGCAGACGACCCGCCAGATCTCTTGCCGTATACGCAGGTCGGCGTGGTAGCTTACGAGGGCCGTACCGGAGGTGTCTCCCGGCATCGGCAGTCCCCGAGCTCGGCCGGTTACTGAATCGGGGGCGATCATGCCGAGTCGTGCAGCGCGCGTCTGTCCTCGCTGTCTCGCGCCGACGACAGCGCTTCGCTGTGCGACGTGCGAGCGCAGACGACTGGACACGCTGACGCTGCGCGGCTCGGCTATCACGCCGACACGAGGCAACCCGTACAAGACGGCGCAATGGATCGCCTTCTCGCGGGCGTTTCGTCGAGCTCACCCGACGTGCGAGTGCGAGCGCTGTCTGAAGCTGCCCGAGTACAGACGACCTCGCTCGCAGGTCGTCGATCATCGGGACGGGTTAGGTCCCAACGGTCCCCGAGGGTTCGACCCTGACAACTGTCGAGCGATGACGATCTCGCATCACGCGAGCAAGACGAATCGGCACGACGGCGGGCTCGGTCGCCCGATCAATCGGGAGACATGAGCTCGCGACGAGCACGGGGGTAGGGGCGTCCGGATCACGACGCGCGACTCGTCAAGCTGTTGCGCAGTTAGTCGAAGTCACCCGCCGCGAGGTTTCAACACGGGGCCGTGACCAGGGGAAAGATCTCCTGCGCTCGAGTTTTCTTGATCATCACCAGATCTCGCATTCGGGATCACTGACCAGCTAAGAGGTCCCGATGGCCGAAGATCCGCGCACGAGCGGCAGTCGACGCGGTCCCGCGCCGAAGCCGACTGCGCTCAAAGTCCTGCACGGCGATTACAAGGGCCGACCGAGCGCGCGCAACACTCGCGAGCCGAAGCCGACGAAGCGGGAGATCAAGCCGCCAGCGAAGATGAGCAACGGCGCTCGCGAAGTCTGGGACGAGATCGCGCCGATGCTGATCGAGATCGGCATCTTGACGCCGCCCGACGCGAAGATCTTCGCCGAGTTCTGCGAAGCGACCGTGATCGTCCAGATCGCTCGCGCGCAGATCGCGCGCATGTTGAGCGGCGAGTACGAACCCAAGCCGGGAGCAGCGAACCCGTTCAACAGCTACGCCCGAGCGGTGATCACGATGACGAATCTGGGCGGGCGATACGGGCTGACGCCGTCCGATCGATCGCGTCTGATCGTCGAGCGCGAGCAGACACACCATGACGATCTGATCAGCAACGGGTGATCGCATGATGGTTCTAGGCGCAATGCTGCTCGTCGTCGCAGTCGTCTGTCTGATCTTCGGCTTCGCCCTGCAAGCTGCGCAAGTGCTGCTCTGGGTCGGCGTCGGCCTGGTCGTGCTCGGCGCGGGCGTGCTCATCTACGAGCGGTTCTCTCGCAAGAAGCTGCCATGAGCGTGTCATCTATCGACGACGAGCGAGATCGTGCGCCAGGCGCTCAACCAGCCGTGTCTACGCAGATCGTCGAGCGCGTGCCGCTCGATCTGCTGCACGAGCACCCGAGCAACGCTCGAAAGCACGATCTCGCCGTGATCACGCGCTCGCTCGCCGGGCTGGGTCAGTATCGACCGATCGTCGTCAATCGCGGCACGAAGACGGGACGACCGAACGAGATCTTGGCCGGTCACGGCACCGCGAAAGCCGCCGCCGCGCTCGGCTGGTCGACGATCGATGTCGGGTTCGTCGACGTCGACGAGCAGACCGCGACGAACATTCTGCTCGTCGACAATCGCGCAAGCGATCTCGCCGAGTACGACGATCGACTACTCGTCGAGCTGCTCGCGAGCCTCGACGATCTCAGCCTGACCGGCTATGACCCCGACGACTACGACGAGCTCGTGCGCGGGCTGGGCGAGATCGACGAGCACGATCTCGACGAGGGAGACGCAGATACCGATCAGGGCGAGCGGATCTTCGGCATCGCGATCGAGTGCGCGACCGAACAGCAGCAAGCGAAGCTGCTCGAACGCTTCACCGCAGAAGGTCTGTCTGTGCGAGCGCTGATGTGAAGACGACGATCGAGCTGTCCGCAGACGTCCCGAAGACGGCGCGCGTGCTTCAGATGGCCGGTCTGTTCGATATGCCAGTCGATCAGCGCAACACCGTGCAGTGGACGCACGAGCTGCCGATCGAGCGTCAGAGCTGGCACGTCGGGCTGATCGTCGGCCCCAGCGGTGCCGGGAAGACCGTACTGGCCAAAGATCTCTGGCCAGACCGCGTCCGCCGGCGGTTCGACTGGCCACGCGAAAGCGCCATCCTGGACGCGTTTCCCGAAGGCATGGGGATACGTGACATCACGGGTCTGTTGACGAGCGTCGGCCTGGGCAGCGTGCCCGCGTGGGTGCGCCCGTACTCGACTCTCAGCAACGGCGAGCAGTTCCGCGCAGACGTCGCACGAGCGATCGCCAGCGACGCCGACCCGGTGATCATCGACGAGTTCACCAGCGTTGTCGATCGACAAGTCGCGCAAGTCGCGAGTCACACGATCCAGAAGGCCATTCGTCGATCAGCTCGACAGTTCGTCGCCGTGACGTGTCATTACGACGTCGTCGACTGGCTGCAACCGGACTGGATCTACGACGTCGCCGCGCAGTCGTTCGAGTGGAGGTCGGTTCAATCCCACCCACCCGTCAGACTCGCGATCCACAGCGCGACGACCCGCGACTGGCATCTGTTTGCACGTCATCACTATATGAATCACACGATCCTTGCCAGCGCGAAATGCTTTGTGGCGTACGTCGACGAGACGCCCGTCGCGTTCACGAGCTATCGCACGTTCCCGCACCCGAAGACCCGCAACCTGAAAATGGGTCATCGAACAGTCGTACTGCCCGACTGGCAGGGACTCGGCATCTCCGGGCGACTCGCCGAGTGGGTCGGGCAATCGCTCTGGGACAAAGGGTTCCGCTATCGACGAGTGATCGCGCACCCGGCGGTCATTGCGTACTGCGAGCGGTCCCCTCGCTGGCAAGAGATCAAGAGCTCGCAGCATCATCTCGCTGTCGGCCCGAAAGCGAGCTCGTCGCTCGTGCGTGCATCGCTCGACACCCGCCGTCTGTTCGTCCGCAGTTTTCAGTATCGAGCACCGAAGGAGAGGCAGTGACCCGCGAGCCGCAGAACAAGAGAGAACCGATCGACGAGCCCGTGCCCGTCGAGCCAGACGACGAGCCAGCAGTGCCCCAGCCAGCGCCAGACGCGCCAGCAGCAGACGACGACACAGACGACAGCGCGTAGCGATCGAGTGCGCCAGCGACGCAACCAGAAGCGGGAGGCAGCATGCCACAGCAGATGCCGCTCGACGTCTATCGCGGCGATAGCTATCACTGGACGTTCACGCTCTGGACAGACAGCGCAGCGACCGACCCCTACGACTTGACCGGCGCTGTCGCGAAAGCTGAGATCCGCGTCAAGCCCGGCTCACCAGTGCTCGCGCTGCTCGTCTGCACAGTCACGCAACCGAACATCGTCGACGTCGAGCTGCCCGCCGATCTGTCGACACCCTTGACCGGCAAAGCTGTCTGGGACTTGCAATTGACGTTCCCGGACAGCAGCGTCAAGACCGTTGTCGCGGGGGTCGTCACGATCACACCAGACGTCACCGATTCGCTCGCAGAGCTGGCGATGCGACGATGACACCGACAGTTGTTGTGCTCAACGACGAGCCGCCCGCGAAGATCATCGTCACTGCGCAGCCGTCTGTCAGCGTGCAAGCCGTCGAGCGCGGGCCAGAAGGCCCGCAGGGTCCGCAAGGCGTCAAAGGCGATACGGGATCGCAAGGCCCGCAAGGCTCGACGGGTCCGCAAGGCCCCCAGGGTGACGTCGGGCCAATGGGTCCCATCGGCAATACGGGACTCGAAGGCCCGCAAGGCGTTCCGGGTCCCGGCAATTCGTTCCAAACAGTCGCGACGGCAGCTAGTCTGCCCGCCGCCGCCTCGAATGTCGGACGCGCCTACTACGTGATAGACACGGCCGTCGTGATGGTGTCCGACGGGACTCGCTGGCGCACAGTCTATGGCGACACCGGCACGCGAAACGTGGCCGCACTGATGACGGACCCGACCATCCTGACAACGGCACCCGTGCCGCAAGGTCAGATACGCCGATACGGCGTCACTGTCGAGGCCTACTTCGATTTCAAGGTGATCGCCACCGCACCCCCATCACCGTTCACCATCATCACGCTGCCTGTCGGATTCCGGCCGATCACTACCAATGGGCTGTACGGGCTATTGACTGCGTACGGCGCCAACCGTAGCAATATCGGGTTCGCCAACGGCGTGATCAGCGCCTACGGCATCGCTGCGAACAGTCAGGACCGCTATCACGGGACGTGGACGACGCAGGACGCCTGGCCCGCCACGCTGCCCGGCACCGCCGTCGGGGTGCCGAACTAGATCGACGAGAGACCGGGAGGCGCGCAATGGCGAGCACTCCCGCTGTCGATCTCGACAAGCGCTGGCGACCACGCGATCGGCGGGGCACGAGCTGTGGCTACACGTTCCGTAGCGAGACGTGCGCTCGTCGAGGGGCGCACTACTGCAAGCCGCGCGCTGACCACGTCGTCAGATTCTTTGCCGAGCTGCTCGTGCACACTCGCGGCGTGCACGCCCGCCAGGCGTTCATTCTCGACGCGTGGCAAGAGTTCGAGATCATTCGCCCGATGTTCGGGGAGGTCGTCTGGTCTGTCGAGCACCGTCGATACGTGCGGCGCTACCGTGTGGCCTACATCGTTGTCGCCCGCAAGAACGGCAAGAGCGAGCTCGCAGCGGGCATCCAGCTCTATATGCTGATCAGCGACGACGAAGAGGCTGCCGAGGTCTACAGCGCCGCAAAGGATACCAAGCAAGCGGGCAAAGTCTTCGATCCCGCCGCCCGCATGGTGCAGCTCTCGCCGAAGCTCTCGAAGATCGTCAAGCTCTTTCGCAACGCGCGTCGTCTTGTCGTCGAGCGCACCGCCAGCATCTACGAGATCATCACCGCCGACGCGGCGGGCGAGCTCGGGCACAACCCGCACGCGTTCAATCTCGACGAAGTGCTAGCCCTGCCTGACTCTTCTATGTGGGAAGCGATGACGACGGCAGTCGGCGCTCGCGCGCAAGAACTGATCTATGCGACGACGACCGAGACGAACGTCAGCAGCTCGTTCGGTGCGAGCATGATCGACGAGGCCGAGCGCATTCAAGAAGACCCGACGCGTGCGCCGCACGTCTTCTCGTACGTGCGCAAGCTGCCCAGCACGAGCGAGGGCGTCGAGCGTCTGCACCGCTTGTTCCCGAATCACCCGGATCTGCCCGTCTCGACAGACCCGTTCGACGAGCAGAACTGGCGCTGGCCGAACCCCGCGCTCGACTCGTTCAAGTCGCGAGAAGCGATGCGGCGTCTCGCGATCGAAGCGAAAGAGAACAGCGAGCGGGAAAACGCGTTCCGTCAGTTCCAGGTCAACCAGCGCGTGCAACAGGTGACGCGCTTCTTGCAGATGGATCTCTGGGACGCGAACATCGGCGAGCTGATGCTGACGCCGAGCTGGGGCGTCGAGAAGCTGCTCGGTCAGCAGTGTCTCGCCGGGCTCG